TGCCATTATTTTTATGAATTATTATCCTTTAGATATTTATATGAATTATTGAAGCAATCATTTTAACAAAAAATCTTTAAGTAAAGATTTTATTTCTTCAATATCACGTTTCATATCATCCAACTCCTTTTTACGCAAATCTTTTTGTATTAAAGAATTAACATATTGATTATAACCGGCAGTATCGCAGTTTACGATAGCACCGGTATTTTCATCTCGATAAAGATTTGAGTGTCCTTCTACTTTTATCATCTGAGTGCTATAACTCTAAGATCTGCAAAACGAGGTGCTTGTGCTTGATTAGAACTTGACATTACAATCTTAATTCCATAGCCAGTGAAGAGATCTAGATTATCGATGGTAAACTCATATTCTAAGAATTCTCCATCTAGACTTGCTCTCACTTTTCTATCAGGCAATCCACTATTTTTAGATGGATCAACAACTAAAAGTCCTTCGGTTGTTTGTTTCAGATTATTATATCCTGGGAACAACTCATAAGATTGTTCGATTTCGCTAGAATCTGCCTTTATAGTTGTATAAAGAACTCTGAAATCAGCATCTCCAGGTCTTTCTGCCGCAATGATAACTTTAAGTCCAGATGCGGGATTTTGGAGATTAGTTATGTTTGAATAATATACTGATGCATGTGGATCATCAAGTACAGAATTAACTCTATTGTCACCTGGATAGTTTGTGATTGGTTTGTTGATTCTATTCAAATTAAATATAGATCTTGCAGATTCTAAGTCTAATATTGGAGAAAGTGCATTATTTGGATCACTGGAGTTGAAAGTAATTGCAGTTGTAAATGATTTCTTTCTTGGCATAGCAGTTAGATATTGATCCTGATTTGCCTCAGATGCAACCATTCGAACAGAATTTAAAGAATTGATAGAATTAAGTTGAACATCCTCATATCCATTGTCATTGAAAGAAATCTCTGTGCCATCAACACTTGTTGAACTTACAGTTCTAATTTTTCCAGTTACGAAAGTTGTTGATCCAGGTGTAAGAATATCATATGAAGGAATTACTGCATCATACATTAAGTTTTCTGAGGCAGTTACTTTATCCCCACCTATTAACTTTTCATCATTGAATGAAAGTTGTGGAGCATTTAAAGTCGCACCGTCATTTATTCTACTATTTCCTTTGGTGTTTGATCTATCAATCTTAATATGATAACTATCAATATCAATTGGTGCAACTATAGATGTTGTGATTCCATTGATTCTTCTCAATGAAACTCCACCAAACTCATATTTTTCCACAATAGAATTTGAGAAGTGATTGACAGAAATGGTTCCATCAATACCTCTACCATTTGGAGAAATGCTCAGTGTTCCACTACCAACACTGTCATATCCAATAATCTCATTTCCAATCTTAACATATCCAACATATCCTGAACCAACTGGTCTTCCTTCAAAAGTTGTAAAGTTTGAAGTGGAATCAACACTAATTGTCGATACTTCATCAAGTGTTACTTGAGAAGTCAATACTGTCGATGGGACATCCGATTTAATGTTATTGACTACAACTTTATTGGTAGTCGAATACATTCCGTGATTGAAGTGGTCTACCTTGAAATAATCTCCCGAATAGACTCCACCATTTGCAGAAGCAGAAACGATATTAGTTCCCGCAGCAGAAACTATGGTAGTTGCATCACTGTAGTAACTTACGGCAGCACCTACAGCAAACTCCGTTCCACTAGTATTGAACTGACCTTGCACATTTGTGAGGTACAGTGTGTCCACACCATTGATTGCAGTAATCGTTATTCTTGCATCTCTACCAGTTTGAGTTGAGGTTGTTGAAGTTTGAATACCAACAACATCTCCAACTTTGTAACCAGTTCCAAAGTCTGGGTGGACGGTAGAATGTGCTACACCAGTGATAACTCCACTAGAGTTTGTAGTTATTCTAAGTTTGAGATTTTCTCCTTCACCAGAAATATTATAAGTGCTTACAACTTCATTTGTAACACTTGCTGGATATCCAGAACCAGCAGTTGTGAGACCGACTGTTGAAACAGAACTACCTTGTCCAACAACTACTGCAGATCCACCGTTATTATTGACACCTGCAAGTTTTCTACCAACTGTTACAATGCCAATAAAGTCACTATTGGTTGTTGTCACGATACCAATCTTTCCTTTCTTGGGAAGAGTAGTAATTGGATTGTTGATCAATTCGGGAACATATGTATTACTTTCATCAAGTGGTGGATTATAGAAGTATGCAGTTCCCTGATTTGAAGTAAACTCTGCTTTATAGAGTTTGAACTTAAGATCTTGATTTTGGTCTGTAGTCCAAATAGATCCATTTTGAGACTTGAAGAGTGATCCAAGAGCAAATTGCTTAGTGTATATAATCTGATCAACATCTGGAAGTTTTTGGGTATTTACTGTCTTATTTCCCATAACTGCAGTCCAGACTTCATATTCATCACTTTGTTCTGAAACTAGAACAACTGCATATTCTCTACCTGGTGGCAAGAAAATAGGTTCTGGGAATCTAACATTTGTTGCAACTTCACCTGTAGAAGATGTTTGAATCAGTTGAGTTTCAACTCCATTTTCGTTAATAGTTCTGGGTCTAAGAGTTACAGGAGTGCCAATGACTTCAAGTGTTGGTGTTCCAAGTTGAGTAGATCTGATTTCGACTCTTACAGGTGCATTTCCACTATCTATAGATGCAAAATATAAATCCACTGAGGTTAAAAATACTCCATTTACATCATCATCAGTATCGATATCAGACTTAACTTGAATATTTCCACCAACTGTAAAAGTTTGTGCTAGTGGATCTCCATATGTATTTCTAGTAACACTTCTTCTTGTGGTAGTAGTTAATGAAGTTCTCAAATTAACAGTATTGGAAATACTGACGTTAGTTCTTGTTGTTTCTCTTGCTACTGTTGCTCTAAACTGTAACAGGGTTGCATTTGCACTATAGTTTGCTTCTGCAAAGGAAACTGAATTACTACCTGGCAATCCGGAGGTATTTGTAGGGCTGGAAGTTAGTTTATAAGTTCTTGTGCCCGTTCGTATTCTAGTTGATGGTCTGGGTGTTTGATTTGGATTTCTTATAAAGAATGTTCCAATAAGATCTCCATAATTATCAGAAATCAGTCTATTATTTTTTACAAATGCGATTGCTCCACTAGTTTGTCCAACCAATTGCATCCCTTTTGTAATATATCCAGAATAAAGACCTTGAGCATTTTGTGATAATGCCGAAGTATCTACATTCAGAGTTTTTGATGTTGAACTATAAAAATTACCTATTGATTCTTTATTATATGGATCTTGATTGTAAGTTGTTGTTGGATTTGCGAATGGACCAGACTTATGATTAGGTTTGCAAACTCTAAATCTAATTCTTTCGACACCATCTACTATTCCAACAACAGTTTCACCGATACTAAATGCTGCAGATGCACCAAATCCAGTAAGTTGTCTATTATTTGAAATTTCAATAAGTTTTGGAATAATGTCAATTCCACTATTACCATCTAAGAAATGATAATATCTAGTATTTGGTTTCAAGTTTGATGCATTAAACTCAACATTTCTAGATCTCATGAAGAGTTCTTCAGGTGTTCCAACGACTTCATTACGAATGGTTGTATCTACAGTATCAAATGATAATGATCCTGTCGCAGTGTTCGAAGAGTTTGAAGAACTAGTCACACTAGTCGATCTGTCACTTGTGGTTGAACTCAATAATCTCCCACTACCTCTATTGACAGTTGCTGCAGTAAGTCGTATGTTACTTCTTAAATTCTGTCTTAAATTATTGACTAAGTTTACACTTCTATTTTGAGTTCTTACTACACCTCGGTTAACATTTCTATCTGCTAATTGGACTGTTCTGGTCCAACTATCAACTTCTGGTTGCAGTTTTACTACTCCGTCATATACAACAATGTTAAATGGATTGACATTTTCAACTTTTGTTGCAAATGATTGTTCCAACCAATCAACTTCATCATATGCAAGAGTCAATACATTGCCAGTTTTTTGTATATTTCCATCTAGAAGTTGAAGAGGTGGATTTGAATATTTGTCGAGTGATAAATCCAAATTCTCTGGATTTAGGTCATCTTTAGTTGCAACTAAAGATTCTAAAGAATCACTACTAATATCAGAATTCAATGTTCTAGAATCTTCATCAACTAGTGTTGTTGAGAAGAAAGTATCGTATTTTGATTCATCAAAAAAATCATCAACAAAAAATCCACTCTTAAATCTATTTCTTCCTTCAGCATCTTGAATCTGTAAAGATTGAGTATTGACTTCGAGTAAAGATAATGTTGTTACTCTTTCTAGATTTTCAACTCTATCTTCAATGAGACCAATATCTCTCATTGTATATCTTCTATTATCGGTTAGGATAATCTTTGCATCAGAAGGATTGTATAAGTATGCTGGATATGAAATTGTTCCCAATTCCAAAAACTCACCATTTTTTGTGGGTGGTTTTGGATTTTTTGATGATATACCCTTTTCTATAACAAAATTTCCAAGAATATCTAAATAAATCTTGTCAATTCTGGGAAGATAAAAACTTTGATTGATTACTGACCCTTCTTCTGGTGCCAATAATCTTGATGGTGAAGTATTAAATGCAGTAGTTCTTGCGTTGAAATCAAATGGTGACCGATCAGTTGTTACTGCAGGATCAAAGACGGATACTCTAGGTCTAAAATCTAATGTATCTGTCGATCTAATAGATCCTCCAATATTTGGAATATCAGTTGAGAATCTTTCTTTATCATAACTATCAACAGTAAATACGTCACCTGTATCGTTTGTTGGAACTGTATAGTGATCGAATACAACCATCAAACGTCTTGATGGATCTTGAGTATTTTTAGTTCTTACAAGTCTGGAATAATCATAGTATTGATTCTTTTGACCTCTATTCAGTCTAAACTCTTGAGTTATATTGCTAAAGTTTCCATTTGTAATAGAATCTATTTCGGACGAGATTCCAGATTCTTCGAAAGTTACTGCCTCACCAATAGAAAACTTATTTTCGTTCAAATAAACAATTCCTAATTTATTTGCAGAACCAGATGAAGGAGTTGTTGTGTTATTTGTAACGACTCTGGCAACTGCATTACTTACAGATCCTATAATGTTTTCACCAATGAGTGCATTTGATCCAACATTTGCGATAACTGGAAACTCTACTACGTCCAACGTCGGATTTGATGCATTTAAAGATTCGTATACAGCAAGAACTTTTACTACGTCCGGATAATTAAGGGAAATTTCCTCATCCTGAACTCTCAAACCATAATATTCATTATAAGTCAATCCATCATTTTTGGAAGTTGCCGCGTTAGTACCAGATTCTTTCAGTTTGGATCCATTCACAAATAAAACTCTACTTCTACTAAAGTTTTTAGTTTTACTTTGAATTCCATTTTTGAGGATAGTTACGTTAACAATAGTATCATTATTTGATTGTACACTATCAAGATTTTTTAATGTGATTGTGTTTCCACTAAGATCAAATGTGTCGGAAGTAATAGTTCCAATACCTCCACCATTATACCCAACAGAAAATCTTTCCTGATCAAAGTTTACCCAAGAAATGTCAGTGATTCCACTAATATCGCTAGTGTTTATGGTGAGAGTATTATCTGAGTTATCAACATCTTTTCCGGTAAGTTGATCTATCAAATAAAGGTTAGAATTTGATAGATCAACATTGGAGGTATTTTGTTCTGGTAATGGTGCAAATAAAGTACCAGATCCTCTTATAATGGGTGCGCCTAAGAATCCATTGACTTGAATATCTGATGTTGGAAGTGCTCCATTGAAAACTCCCGCAACACTAGATATTGCAGAAACTTCAAATGACAATAAGTCTGATGAGATGCTGGATATTCTATTGTAAGATTCTAAAGAAGATCCAGATTGTTGATATCTGATAACTGTATCCGTTCTAAGACCTACGAATGTACGTCCGGGAGACGTTACTGTCGAAATTCCACCACCAGTAGCAGTAATGACTAACTGAGAAACTGCTCCAGAAAAATCAAACTTATCTAAAATAGAGTCTGCTTTAAAATCATTAGTTCCACTGAAAGGAGTGGTTTGTTTTACAGATTTTATGTTCTGAGTATTGTATGCATGAACTTCGGTTACAGATCTTGATGATTCTACACCATTGATGATTAAAGTTTCACCCTTTGCGAAAGTTCCTGAGGTCTGTCTTAAAAAGACTATATTGGACGATCCATCTGCAGTTGCAAATCCTGTTGCACCAGTGCTTTTTCCTTTAACAAAATATGATTGCTTAATCTCTGATGTAGTTACTGCTTGATTTAATGTGAGTTTTGTGTATGTTTGAATATCATAAAGTCTCAAATCCCAACTTGTGGTTGCATCTACATATGCAGAATCTGTTAAATTGAAAGAGTAAACTCTTGCTTCGCCAATTTGTTCTCCAAGACATCCAAACTGTGCGTACAGTGAGATTGTTTCTCTTACTTTTGCTACGCCAGTTACATTATTAACTCTTAAAATATTTCCCATTTCAAATGGGACTGTTACGTTTTTAATATCTTCAGTATCTCTCGGTTTTTCTACATCAATGATCGATGTTGATGGTTTTTCAATATCATATCCTTTTACATATGCCTTACCTGGAGATATTTTTAGTGATGCAAGATTATCAGATGGAATGTTTCCTTGATCCGTTTGCTCATTAGCAAAGAATGAACCATCATTCCCCAGTAAATTGTTTAAGGATTCTTCTAAATTTAAATCGAAAGGTCTTACAGTATAATCACCAGACTCATCAAAAGTCCTTTCTGCAATATAGTCTCTAATTTTATTATATTCAGTTTTTGTTGTTATTTTCTTAACTCTTCCGTTTTTTAATCTAAGTAACTCTACAAAATCAGTATCATTCTTATCTGTTAATAATCTTTTTGTGAGAGAAAGAGATATTTTAAATCTATCGGCACCTGGTGAGGCATAGTTTGTAAATCCCTTTGCATTATCATATAATGATTCGTCTTCTTTTGCATTGACAATAGATTCGGTTATCTTTAATCCAACTCTATATGATGGAGTATTTGTATATTCATCTAAAAGAATTGTTTGATTCGAAACACTTACAAAATATCCCCTTATAAAATAAACTCCATCACCAATTGATGCTGCTGATCCAATAGCAGTTGCATTTGTACTGATTGAAGATCCAAAAGGAGTCCCTGCATTTATAGTTGTATTCCCATATACAACATTTTCTGTCGCAGACAGCAATTCTCCATCTACAAATTCGGAGAACTCAAAGTTTGAATCAGATTCAAGATATTTTACATATAATGTAATATCAGTTACATTATCATTTTCTGTTGGTAGAACTACTTTTTGAACTTTTGCAGTAACTCCAGTAACTTGTCCCTGTATTGTTTTTCCGACAAACTTATCAATGTATGTTGATATATCAACTCCAAATTGAGTCGAATTTAGTTTAACAGCATAAAACTGCCCATCATATGTTATGTTTCCGGGGATAACCATTGATCCCTCTTTAAACATATGACTTCCAAAATCTTCAATCTGATTTTGAAGTATTGATTGTAGAGTTGTCAGTTCTCTAGACTGAACAGGATATCCTGGTTTGAATAAAACTTTTAGGAAGTTTTTTGCTGAATCGAAATCGTCATAATATGGATTGATATTTAAGTTTGTTTTTTGCGACATTTTTCTTTAGAATTCCAGAATAATTTTGATGTCTTCTTTTTGTCTAGAGTCTCTTTCTACAAGAGAACGATTGTCAATGTAGATAATATCTCCTGTGTTTTTATTTATCTCCGGATCTGCAATCCCTGCTGAGAAAGTTGCACCTAAACTAACTTGTTTAGATCCAATCGTTGTTGTGATTCCACTAAAATTAATGTCAACCGATCCTGAAATAGGAGATATTGTTTCAGTAGTTGATGCAAAACTAACGACATTTGCTTTTGAAGTAACATCATTTCTGTCACTCTGATCGATACCATTAGCAAAATTTAATGATCTATCTTGATAATACTTCAATACCCTTGTATCGGTATCATATGATGCGATGTATCCTCTTGCAGTTCCACTTGAAGTGGTTTGAGATATTGCCGTGCCGACAACAGGTGTTCCACTAAAATCTGAAGTCAACTTAATAGCACCCAAAGATGAATACTCATTACCAGTAAAAGTTGTTTTTGAGTTATATTTTTCTGGATTTTTTATGATTCCAACTTGAGAAAATTTGGTGTCTGTTGGAAAGTCTTTAGTAGAGTCATCAAATCTAGAATAAATCAAAACTTTATCCGCACCCAATTCTGTATAAATGTCATAACCATGACCTCTAGATGGAGGAATGATTGGAATCAATTTTGCTACATTGTTACCTAAAGAATCGGTTGATGAGTGACCAAAATCAACAATTCCAAAAGTATATCCACTGCCACCAGAAACGACTGTTGTCTTTGTAATCTGCCCGGAGCTGTTAACCTCTATATTTACTTTTGCCCCAGTTCCATCACCCTTAATATCATAAGTTCCTGGATTATAAATCCCACTTCCACCATCTGCAATATATACAACTTTTATTTGATTATTATTTACAGTTGAATCAGCAGAATCTCTTACACTTTGAATTTGAAAGTCGGTAGATGTTGACCAATTGTTTGGAAGAACAATATACTCTGTAGAGTCAAACTTAATAATATCACTTGGAGAAATGGTAAACAAATATTTCCAAATATACCCATCACCACTCGTTCCCGCAGCAGATGGTTCCAAATCAGTAAATGTGGGTTCATCCTGAGATGTATTTCCTGTCAGGTTTGATGAACCTCCAATATCTCCATGCGACCCATTATACAGGCATATATAAACTCTAAAGTCACTATTGATAACAAAGTAGTTTGTATCGTAAAGTCTTGCACTTCTAGAGTTAGGAGTTTGATTTGCAACACTATAATCATGACGATACATATCGTATCTAGTATTTGCAGTCCAAGTAACTTTTCTTACAACTCTCCTAATATTTGAACTGTTTAGTTTTTTGCCAAATAAAGCAGTATTTCTATAATGACTCAAATATTGTTGATTATCAATAGGACTTGGTGGATTAGATGGAAGATCACTCCACGAATCTGATCTACCAAATCCGACAGAAGTTGGTCCAGGATTCGACAACCCTAGAAACACATAATATGAATTATTAGTATCCAATACAGAATCTACAAAATTATTGGCATTCGCAATTCTAAATTGATCTGTTACTATAGCAGCCATATTACACAGTTTTTTAGATATTTATATTGTTTAGTTAAGTGTTTCTGGAAGTGCTCCAGTTTTTCTAAGACCTTCACCTCTTCTTTGGATTGTTGGGAATGTAGATAAACCAACATCAACAGTTTTTCCAGTAACTCCAATAGAAATCGGGGATGAAGATCTAGTAATCGATGTAAACAGTCCCCAAGAGAATTCCCCAACAATATCTCCACTTGTAGTAAGTCCAGTTGTAACAGTTCCAGAATCAATATTACATGTAACAATTCCAACTGTTCCATCAATAGTTATTGCACCAATATAATAGATATTGTCTAAGAATGTTGTTCCAATACCAACTACAGCACTGTTGGAACTATCGACTGATGTTACGCCAGATCCAACCTTTGTATTCTTAATGAATATTGGATATCCAACTTTCAAATCATTACCAAATGCTGTTGGAGATCTATCGAGGAAGAACTTGATTCCTAATGGATGTCCACCTGTTCCCGTAGTGGTCTCAATAGATGTTATTATTCCAGAGAAACCAGAAACAAATTGAATACCTCCTAAGTTTTCATAATTTGGATCAGGTAAAGGAACAATAGTTTTTGGTGTAACAGTATAACCAAATCCTGGATTTGTAATGTTGATTGGAGTAGTTAAAGATCCACCACTTCCAACTGTTGCGGTTGCAGTGGCAGTTGTTCCGAATCCAATATTTTGTGGATCATCAATCCGTAAAGGATTTTGGAACCTAATATTAACAGTAGATCCAGTATATCCACTTCCACCATCAACAATAGTAAGAGAACTGATAGTTCCACCTACACCAATAGTTGCAGTAATATTTGCTGGTGAAGGATCTTCTTTACCATCAACAACAATACCTTTCAATGAGTTGTATGGCCCAGCACCAAGATTATATGCAAAATCACTTACATCGTCAACAAAAACTCTAGAATCTGAAGTTGAAACATTTTTAATAATTTTTGCAGTTGGATATACTTGAGAAAGTATAGATTGTCTTGTCTTATATACAAACTCACCATTAATTACTCTATCAGTTTTCTGTTTTGTCCATGATATAGGTTTGTCATTAACCTCATCAACTCCTCGATCAAAATATAAATTTGTTTCAAACTTATCAGAAAATGAAATATCAAAAACAGTTCTTTTATTTTGAGTAACTGTTCCGGAAATGGTATCATTTTTAAATACCTGGACATCATCACCTCTTCCTAAAGTTGGAATAACATTTTCTACTTGTATATCATCTAAACCTCTTGTTCCCCTATAGAAGAAAATGTCAATATTATCAGTTGGTTTTGGTGCAACACTGAATGTGAATGATGCACCTCCATCAAAAGTATATGAATCTCCAGGACTTTGAAGAACTCCATTGATGAATATTAATAATACATTTTGAAGATCTATAGTAGAATCTTCTGGTTTTTCAAAACTAAGAAT